GACTGTTGAAGAAATCAACAATCATCTTGTTGAATTTAGGAAGAAAAATCGTCCGTCTTATTATTTAATCAATGCGTTGTTGCAAATTCGTCGTTTGCAAACAGAAAAAAAGACGCGTGAAGAACAAATCCAACTCTTGCGTGATAGATTATGGAAGACAAGCAATCAAAATGTTTTATTGTGGATTCTTTTCTTTCTTGTGACAATATTGTGCGGGGTTTGATGTTGGACAATCGTCAAATTTTTAATTGATTTATTTGCATAAAATGTTGAAAATCCTTTTGATCGTTATTCTTGCAATTGTTGTGATCGTTTCATTGATCAAGTTTGAAATTGCATTGTTCAAATTTTTGCTTGCAATATGAATTGTTTGACTTGTTTGTGTTTTAGTTTATTTATAAAAATAAAAAATGTATGAATTGCAACCCGCGTTTGAATGCGTGATTTCTTTCATTTGTGCATTGGTTCGATATTTCACGGCGTTTTCAATTTTCAAGATCGACAAATTCTTCATGTCAATTTCAATCATGTGTTGAACAATGTGGTTGATCCTTTCAATAATGTGTTTATATAATTTTTGTTTTTAATCATGGACGCAATAAACTTTTTAATCGACGGATTGATAAAAAAATGACGGAAGCCACGATGAATATATAAAAGTTTGATTGTTTGAATGGAAATGGTGCGTTGTGAAGAATTTGTTTGAAGTCCAAAGAACGAATGGAAAAGCATGCGTGAATTGACAAGCAAAGAATCGTGATTGCGACAATTTGTTTGTGAAAAGTGATTCTTGAAAGAAGAAATCATTCAAGGGGATTATATCAATTCCGATTATTCACAACCAAGTTTCCGATTGTGTGAATGTGCAATGAAAGATGAAACGGATCTTGAATCATTTTTACTTGAAAATATAAAAATTTAGAATGCAACAAAAAAATTTTGATTATAACGCATTAAAACTTGAATATTTCCAATCCGATATTGACGAAATTAAGGGGTTTTGGGTTGCAAAGGGGTTGAAATACAATTCAAAAGTCGGTGAACATACAAAAGGACGGTGACAAGAAAAGCAAAAACGGAAAGACAAGATTCTTGAAAAAGCACTTGAACGTCAAAAAAACAAGATTGCAAAAGAACTTGAAATTCCGGTTGAAGATCTTTTCAAGATAAAAAAAGACGTGATCGAATTGATGAAACACAAGTTGAAACAATATTCAAAAAAAGTTGAACTTGCGGTTGACGGTGAAGACGTTTCGATCAATACAAAAGATTTGGAAAAGATCCGAAAGGTTGCAAAAGTTGAATTGGGTGAACCAATGATTGTCACAAAGAATGAATGAAAAACAACCATTGAATCAAATTGACCGTTGGTTGCAATTATACGTTCGGAAGAAGAAGACGAAACCGAAGAAGACGACGAATAATCGTCTTTTTTTTATTTGCATTTTATTTTGCAAACAATATAAAAATATTATTCTTTCATCGATGATAAAATAATATTATGTTTGAAAAATGAAACAATATTTGAAAAACAAATCGGAAAATTTCCAACAATAAAAAAAAGCGGGTTCATTTGAATTTGTTGGTTGAACTTTTTGGAATATCACGTCAAGCAATCAAAAATGAATGTTGCAAAATGAAAATCGATTTGTCCGATGAATTGCAAGTTGCGGTTTATATTAAAAACAAATTAAAATGACAAATCAAATAAAACTATTTTGAAAACAAACAAAAGTTCGAGATATTTTGACGGATCAAAAAAATCCAATTCTTGAATTGTTGATTGGTGGTGGTGCATGATGATCAAAAACATTCACCGGTTGTCTTTGGATCGTCACAATGTGTTTGAATTTTCCATGAACGCGTCGGTGATTGTGACGTTCAAAAATGAAAACGTTGAAAATGACATCATTGAAAACATTGACGAAACTTTTGACGAATCAATTTTGATTGGTTGAATGAAAACATTTCAAAGTCACATGATCAAACGATCCGCAAACACCGAACACCGTGATTTTTTGGAATGGTTCGGAAATTTTATTGCTTGATTTGAAATATTATCCGTCACTTGATCCGGATTTTGATGATTTGTGATCATTGGAATTGACGGGTTGATTTATTGACGAAGCCGTTCAAATTTCACACAAAGCATATCAAGTTTTTTCATCACGTATTTGAAGACGGAAAAACGATGAATTTGGTTTGAAACCGATGTTGTTGTTGTCTTGCAATCCATGAAAAAATCGGGTTTATCAAGATTTTTATAAACCGCAAAAAGCATGAACGATTGAACCGCACAAAAAGTTCATTCAAATTCTTGCAACGGACAATCCATATTGTCCGAAAGATTATATTCAAAAATTATCTTTAATGCCGGATTGACCAATGAAACAAAGATTATATTTTTGAAATTGGGAATATGACGACGACACAAACAAAATATATTCATATCGTGATTTGCAATCAATTTTCACGAACGTTTGAAAGACGGGTGAAAAATACATCATCACGGACGTTGCATGATCCGGAAAAGACACAACGGTTGTTTCCGTTTGGGATTGACGAAAAGTGATTGATCGAGTGATTGAAGATAAATCAACGCCGGAAACCGTGAAACATATCATGCAACAAAAACAAATCGAATATAATGTGAAATTGAAAAACATGGTTTATGACGGATCTTGATTGTGACGGTGATTGTCCGGATTGTGATGTGAAATATTTCAATGATGATCAAAACCGATTCCAACAAAAGACGCAACCGAACAAGAAAAAGAATGATTGAACAAAACATATTTGAATTTGCGTTCACAATGTTTTTTCATGCTTGCAAAACGAATCAAAGACGGATCGTTGTCAATTCAAAACATCACGGAAGACATGAAAACAAAGATTCTTGAAGAATTGGACGTTATGCAAGCACGAAAGATTGAAAAAGATTGACCGTTGCAAGTGATACCAAAAGAAGAAATAAGGAAAATTTTGTGACGTTCACCGGATCTTGCGGACGTGATTTCAATGCGTGTTTATTTTGAACTTATTGAAAGAAACGAACCAATGTTTTATTAAGAATCAAACAAAATGAAAATTGCACCACCATTCATTGATCAAAAAATATTTGATTGATTGAAAAGCCGTGAAAAAGCATATTTGATTTTTTTATTTCAAAAGCGTTTCACAAAAAAGCAAATCATGAAGAAATTGTTCATTGATAACGAAAGGACGTTTCAAAGATTGCAAAAGAAAATGTCGGATTTGATAAAACGACAAAATGACGCAAAAAACAAAAAAGCAATTGAAAACGAAAAAAATTCCGATACAAACAAAATATAAAATTTTTATTTTCTTTTCATTATACCATGTCAAGATATATTTGAAGAAAAGTCAACGTTGGTTTCGGAAAAGAAGCAACAAGATGAACACCTGTTGCACCAACAATTTATATTCCAAAGGCTTCTTTGGATTTTGAAGAAAAAAGTGAAAAAGTGATTGACGAAAGTTCAATCGGGGTGATTGAAGATTCTTTTGACGGACACGTTTCGAAACAATATGCGGAATGATCTTTTGAATGCAACGTTTACGCAAACGCAATTTGAATGATTTTATTGAATGTTTTTGGAAGCGTGACAACATCATGATCAAGTGGTGAATATACACACGCATTTTCAGTTGCGGAAACAAATCAACATCAATCATTGACAATTTGACTTGCGGACGATACACAAGACAAACAATTTCCGCTTGCAATGGTGAATTCATTTGAATTAAACGCAAGCGTTGGTGACTTTGTAAAAGCAAACGTGGATTTTAGATCAAAGAAATGAGTGAATGCAAGTTTGACACCAAGTTATTCAAACGATTTTGCATTATTATGAAAAAACGTTCAAGTAAAATTTGCAAGCAATCTTGCATGACTTGATTCCGCACAATCAATCAAAGCAACAACATGCACATTGACAATCAATAAAAATCTTGAAGATGTTGACGTTCTTTGAAGCGTTGAACCGGACGATTTTTGCAATGCACAATTCGGGGTTGAATGAAGCGTTGAATTATTACGAGATGACGAAACATATCATTCAATATTCATGAATTGAACAAAGCAAGCAATGAGAATTGAAATAATTGATTCAAATTCAACACTTTCAACATGAAATCCAACATTGACTTTTGATCTTGCAAGTGTGATTGTCACAGAATTTGCAAAGACACAAGACAATGACGCATTGATTCGTCAATGATTGACTTTCAAAGCATTATATTCAATGACGGATTCAAAAATGATCACCGCAAAATTGATCAATTCACAAAGTGCATATTAGTTTTATTTTCGTAAAAAAAAGGAAATGCTATTGACGGAAAAACTTGCAAAAGAACTTTCAAGCAAATTTGCTTGATTTGACATCAAAGAAATCGGGGAAAATTGAACATTCAAAGTTGTTGCAAGTGATGAAACGGTTGATCGTTCCGGTGAAGTGATCAAAGTTTCATGACGGGAATTGAACAACTTCATGAAAAATCCGGTGATTATTGCAAATCACATTTATAAAGTCGAAAATATAATTTGAAAAGCAACCGACATTTTCGTTGAAAACGAAAAACTTGTTGTTGAATGAGTATTTGCGACAACCGAACTTGCACAAGATGTTCGTAAACTATACGACGGCGGGTTCATCAAAACCGTTTCGGTTGGATTTATTCCAAAAGAACGTGATCCGCAAAATTCAAGCATTATCACAAAAGCGGAATTGCTTGAAGTTTCATTTGTTCCGGTTCCTTGCAATCCGAACGCTTTGTCTTTGGGAAAAGAAATCATGGAAGATTTGATTTCAAAAGGTTGGATCTTAAAAGAAGAACAACCCGAAGAACCAAAAGAAGAATGAAACCCGAACGAAGAAGCGGAAGCAAGCGTGACAAACGAAGAATGAAACGGTGCGGAAAATAGTGAAGAAGAAAATTCACTTGACAATGAAAGCGAAAAATCAATAAAAGAGATGACGGAAGTCAATCTTGAAAAAGATATATATGATCAACTTCAAGATCAAGTTCGTGAAATACGCAACACAAAATATGTTTATGTTGTGGAAATATACACGAAGCATTTTATTTTCCGAGATGATGTGAATTTCAAATATTTCGATCAAAATTGGAAAATAAAAGGTGAAAACGCCGTCGTTGACGGTGAACCGGTTGAAGTTGAACCAAAAACAACATGGATTGCGAAAGCAATTCAAAAATCAAATCGTGAAATGCTTGATGAAATAAAATCTTGATTGTCCAATGACAAGGACAACGACGTCAATGACGTTGAAGCCAAGATGAAAATGCAAAAAGAAGCATTGCAAAATGTTTCGAAAGTTGTGTCAGACGTATTGCATAAAATCAAGCTATAATAAAAAAACCTTTTTATTCCTTATTTATCATTAAAATGGATCAAAAACAACTTCAAGAAACACTTGAAACAACTTTGAAAGAAGTTCTTCCATGAGTTGTTGACGCAACAGTTGACGCAAAAATGGACGAAAAAGTTTCAAATTTAGAAAAAGCAATTGCGGATCTTAATTCTTCAATCAAAAGATGAATTGATGAAGAACAAGAAAGCACAAATGAAGCAAAAAAAGTGATGTGAAAATTCTTCAAAGCACTTGCAAAATGTCACAACGACGGTGAAGTTGCACAAGTAAAAGCAACTTATTTGAACGAATGAACAGACGCCGAAGGTTGATATATGGTGCCGGTTGAATTTGCAAGGGAAGTTTTCAGAGTTGCCGGAGATAACGGAGTCGTTAGAAGATATGCAAGAATTATTCCAATGTGAACAGACACAAAGAATATTTCAACAATTACAAATTCAATTGTTGCATATTGGACAGATGAAGGGGAAGCATACACATGAAGCAAACCAACCGTTTGACAATGCCAATTAGTTGCACATAAGGTGACCGCATTAGTAAGTGCAACAAATGAATTGATCGAAGACAACATGACAGATCAAGAAATTTGGGCTTTAATGTCAGAACTTATCGGAGAAAAGATTGCGGAATTCGAAGATGAAAACGTTCTTGTTGCTTCTTCAAAATTCACATCAATCCTTGCAAATACAAATGTGAATGTGACAACAATGTGAACATGAGAAGAATTTGCAAACATTTCATATGACGACTTAATTGACGTTATAAGAAGCGTTCCAATGAAATTCAAGAAATGACAACCACGTTGGTTCATGTCACAAGATATTGTGAAATACATTGAAAAATTAAAAGATAATCAAGGACAACCAATTTTCTATGCAACAAGAAGCATTAGAGATTGACAAATCGAAAATTATCTTCTTTGATACCCTTTGGAGATCGTGGACGCAATGCCATGAGATTCAACAAGTGGTGCTTCAAAAGGATTCATCATTTTCGGAGATCTTAGAAATTGGGCGTTCGGTGATAGACGTCAATTATCATTAAGTGCTTGATATATGTCTTGAAATTGGGAAAAAGATATTCAATCATTAAAAGCAAGCGAAAGAATTGCCGGTGCAATAATCTTTCCAAAAGCATTCGGAATTTTGAAGACATGAGTTGCAAGTGCATAATTTGTGACAATATAACAAAGGCGGAATCAATTTCCGCTTTTGTGAATATTGTTTCAGATTTTATTTTGTAAACAATCAAAACCATGTCAAAGAAAAAAGAAAATGTTTCAAACGAAACAATCAAGAATGAAAATCTTGAAAGCGAATTGAACAACAATGCACCCGAAGAAAACAACGACGCGGAAAATTCAAAAGCGGACGAAACAAACGGGAAAAAAGAAAATGTTTCAAACGATTTCAAAGAAAAAATTCAAAACACATCAATTGATCGTGTGAAAGTTGTTGCAAAATACAACAATGGATCATTTGACAAAGGTTGTGAATATGAAATTTCAAAAAAGGTTCTTGAAAATTACAACGGATTATTTGATGTTTTATAAAATAATCAAAATCAAAATGGACGTTTGCATTTTATCGAAAAAAATATAAAAGATAAATGCAAGCGTTTTTTTATTTGATATTTTCAAAAAAATGCCGGAAACACAAAAAACAGACGCACAAAATTTGACGGACGCAATTTCTTATGTGAAAACCGTTTTGTGAATTTCATGAAATAGTGAAGACACAATTTTGTGAATTTATATTCAAAGTGCGGTTGCGGAAATATACGAAATGACATGAATTGATTTGTTGCAATTATGATCCGTTGAAAAAAAGTTTGACGGTGCGTGACAAAGAATTTTGTTCTTGACGAAATATATTTCCGAACTTGAAAAAGTTCAATATAATTCAAATCAATGGTGAACACCCGAACGAAAGGATTTTGAAGCAAATTCATATTTGTTGAAAGATGATTGACAACTTGTTTTCAAAAGTTCACTTCCAAGATGATTTTGAAACATTTTAGTTGAATTCAAATATATTTTTGAAGATTTCAATTCAATTCCAAGAAGTCTTGCGGATCTTAAACTTGCACTTGCATTGCTTGTTTGAAATATAAAGGAAACGCAAAAATCATCATGAATTTCAAGTGAAAGTGTTTCATGAACATCAATCACATTTGATAAAACAACAATGACAAGCAATGTCACAACGTTGATCAATAAATTCAAAATTTTTGCATTATAACAAAAAAGAATCATGACAATGTTTCAACTTGATTATTCAACCGCAACCGTGAAACGTCTTTCACAATATACGACGGACGCAAACGGAAACAAAAAATCACAATATTCGGAAACGGTGATTGCAACCGTCAAATGATATTTGTCACCCGTTTCATCAAGCAATCAAGATGTTTGACTTGATAGATTCGGACAATCATGGAATTTTGAATGCAATGCACCGCTTGATGTGAAAGAATCGGACATCATGACAATTGACGGCGTGGATTATGAAGTGAAATCGTTTGCACACGTCAAATGAATCATGATTGATCGTGTTCGTGTTGTTTTAGTTCTTCCAAAAAACGAATAAAATGGTTGATATTGAACGAAGCGAAAAACAATTGAAGCAAATTCATGATGTGTTTTGACCGGAAGCCGTTCAAGACATTTTCGATCGTTCAATAAAAAAATGCGTGATCTTATTAGAAAGACATGCAATTCAAGAAACACCAACGGATCAATGACGTTTGAGAAATGATTTTCACACCGAATTCCGCAAATCGTTTTGACGTTTATTCAACCCGACACAATATGCAATTTATGTTCACGAATGAACGCGTCCGCATTATGCACCAATTGACAAATTGCAATGACGGGCGGATCGTCACGGGATTCCGGTTTGAAAATTACGACATGCAATTGCAAGGAAATGAACAAAAGCAAATCCATTCATGGATCGTGCGGTTGAACAAGTTGAACCGCAAGTTGACGAAATATTTTCAAAAGAAATTGATAAATTCTTTTTAGATGTTTTCAAATAAGATCATGATAAAAATTCAAGATGTAAGAAATGCAATAAAAAGCAAACTTGAAGCATTGACGGGCGAATGAAAACCATTTGTTCAAGCGTCCGATTATTTCACACAAAAAGCAACCGGATTTCCTTTCGTTATGTTTGAACCGTCGGAAATGTCTTCCGTTTATGAAGACACCGCGAACAATTACAGAAATTTTGTCTTTCAAATTGTGATTGTTCAAGAAATGAATCAAATTTCACGCGGTGAAGCGTTGGACATTTTGACGAATTGTTTTGAACAAATGATTGACGCGTTTGATCAAGATCGAACATTGTGATGAATTGTTCAACAAGTTGACGCAACGAATGGTGAATTCGGGGAAATCGACATGGAAAAATGACCATGTCTTTATTTATCAAGCAATTTGAATTGCCGTGTTTTAGTTCCTATCGTATAAAAGAAAATGACAGAAACAATCAAATTTTTTCCACGTGAAAAAGACAGAAAACCGGAAGAAGTCAACGCACCGGTTGAAGAAACAAAAGACGTTGAAAAAGAATCAAAGAATGATAATAATTGAAAAAAGAAATCCTTTAATTCCAAAAAATAAAAAAATGGAT